CACCTTTCCTCCTCCCGGTGGATTTGACTTGCAAGACATAATTGACTTTAGCAACACCATTCCAGGAATGTCATGCACTTACACTGAAGAGACCGACACCTTAGCATGGAGCTGGACAGTGACTGTTGATTGCAATGTGGATTATCGCATGAGCAACAATGTGTTCAATGAGGATGACTCAGTTGTAACTCTATTGTTCAGCACTGAATACCAGAGCTGCTCCTGTGAGGTAGTTGATGTAAATGCCTACTCACTTTATTCCCTGAGCAACATCATCAACATTGATCCATCAGATTGCTTCAGCACCATGCTTGAGTTCTGGAGTGATAACAACACGATGGCTCAAGGCTATGAATACTTTGATAATTGGAAGCAGAAGGTCAGGATAGGCATTAATGGAGGAGGAGAGAAGCCAATCATTGAGGAGAGCCTATACAGACAGAGCAATGGAGTACACAGAAGGCCTCAGAACAAGCAGGATTTATCGTTAGATTTGCACTCGGACTTTTTAGACCTAGAAACTCAGCTAGCATTGGTCGATGCCACTCGTCATAGCTACTTAGTTTGGGACGGAAAGCCAATATTTGTGAAGGGAGATATAGATGTTGCCACCATCCAAGATTTCACGACACAATCATCATTTGAAACATTGGCGCAAGTCAAGTTTCAGGCACTACTTCAGGGCTTTCAGCCCAGGAACTCAAGTTGTTTAAACTGCTAAAATTATGTCAATATTTTCGCTAACCTGCCCGGATGTAGGTTGTTACCAGAACTTCCTCTGTGATCCGGATTTTCAGAATAAGATTGTGGCTGTGGCTTATGTGCGTAAGTCAGATGCCCTAACAACTCAGGAGAAATCCACTGCTGACCTTTGGATTGCTGCGCTCTATGACCGCTATCTACACGGTGAGGCTTATCTAGTGTTCAACACTTCCGGAGAAAAGCCAAAGCCTGAGACAGCCACTACTACTGGCCGAGGTATGCAGAATACTAAGCCTCTTGCTAAAACACATACTCTAACGTATATGGATCAACAAGGAGTAGTAAAGAGTAATGTCCAATTCTATAATGACATTCTTGCGACTTCTCAGAACTTTGACTTTTACTACTTCACTCCGGGCCGCATCTGGGATGCTTCAGGCTATTATGTGACAGTTATCGGTGATCCTGTGATTACTTCTGACCTTAACACCTACCAGATGGCTGAAGTTACTGTAAACTGGGTTTCTAAGGTCAATTCATTGCCTTATGAGTTCGACACAGACAGCTTCCTTGAGGGGCTTTACTACATCATCAGCTATACCGGAGGTTCTGGTAGCACTTATGTAGGCAACACTATCACAAGTGCCTGCACAGACCCACAGACTGTAACTTTTTCAGCTGTCTTGAACATTGGAGCTATCTCTGGTGCGCCTGAGCAGGTCTGGACAATCGAGCAAGCTGCTGGCAGTGATGACATCACTGAGATTGGTCTTGTGATTGATGCTGCCACAGGTGTAATCACTTGGAATCCTGTGAGTTTCGTTGGTACTTACATTTTCCTTGTCACTGTGACCAATGAGTACGGATGTGTTTTTGGTCAGGAGACCATCACATTGATTGTTGATTGCCCAGATTAAATAATTAGAGTTACATGGAAGAGTTAATCGGGATACTGTTATCAAAGTTGCTAGACCAGAAAATTAGGGAAGGCAGGCACGACTACATTGAGGAAGCTCGTGAGAAAGCCGAGGAATTGGAATATCACTTTGAGAATGAGTATCCCGAGAAGCTCTTAGTCACTCAGCATCCATCGGAAGAACCATGGATGAAGGAGTACAGGAGGCGCAGATGGCAAGCTCCTACAACAACTGCCACCGGGAGAGTCTTTACATTCCTGCAGAAGATTCAGCAGGCTGATGACTTTAAAATAACCTTTGAGTCTGACTTTAAAAAAACAGGAATAGCTGAGCGCATAGGCCTGATGGACAACACGCTCAAGAATTATGTTGAGTATGAATTGCCAAAAACAGGAAGCCTGGAGAAGTGGCTGTTCAATGTGTTTCTCAAGACCTACCTAAAGGACAGTAATGCCGTTGTAATTACAGTGCCTGACTATGATGAGTTTGTAAAAAATCCATCTCAGGTCACTACGCTAGACTGGTCAAAGCCATATCCTCACATCATTGAATCTGAAGATTTAATCTGGGAAGGTGAGGATTATGTCATCACTAAGACCGAGGACTATAAGGACATGAACCGCAAGAAGTGGGATCAGTTCCTCTGCTTCACTACTCAGGGCTTGATGCTTTTCCGGCAGGTCAATCAGTACACCTATGAGCAGCCTTTTCAGGTCTTCATCCTGCCTTATGAATTTAGCTACCTGCCTGCCTGTAAGGTGGGCAATATTATCTATGAGGAAGAAGATGGTCAATTAGTCTATGATTCAGTTCTTGCTCCATGCTTGCCAGCTTGGAATGAGGTCTTATTCAGGACTGATGACCTAAATATATTATGGGCAACTCATGCCCTGCCTCAGAAGTGGGCATTGAAGATGTCACCATGTAAGACCTGCAATGGTACAGGCATCAGGACTAACCGTAAGGATGAGAAGATAGGCTGTAATGATTGCCAAGGCTCAGGCAGGGCATCAAGCTCACCTTTTGGCCTGATGGAAATCAATATAGACCGGGTCAGTGCTGTCAATCCTAACCCACTTGTGCCGCCTGTTCCTCCAGCTGGCTACATTGAGAGGCCAACTGAAACAGTAAAATTGTTCCAGGAGGACATCTTGCAAAAGGAGTTTCAGGGATTCAAAGCCATTGGCCTTGAGCTGTTAGGCCAGATACCAGCTGCTCAGTCAGGCATAGCCAAGGAGTATGACCGTAAGGAGTTAAACACCTTCTGCTTCTCCGTGACTGTTCACTTGGCACAAGTTTACCGGAAGGTATGCTACTACATACTTTACCAGCGTTACAATTCGCTCTTCAGCTCATCACTAATGGACAGTGATAAGGTGATGGCTGCTCTGCCTCAGATTACTGTGCCTACTGACTATGATGTGATGACTGCCGACATGGTAGCTGAGCAGTTGTCTAAGGCAATGACCAACAAGTTTAATCCATTAATCACAGCAGGCATTGAGAAGGACTATGTGGAAAAGCTATATGGCGAGAATAGCATTCAAAAGACATATCTTAAGATATTAAGCCAGCTTGATCCTTTGCCATTTAAATCAACGGATGAAAAGACTGTACTGCTGGCATCAAATGGCTGCACTCAGTTAGATTACATACTGAGTGCCAACCTAGCGGCATTTGTCATGCAGAAGGTTGATGAGGATGCCGGATGGTATGATAAGCCTGTGCAGCAGCAGAGAGCTGGTGTGTATGCCTTGGCAGCAATTAAGATGGCACAGATTCAAGCTGGATTAGTGCCACTGATGGATGATGTTGATGACACATCAAGTCCAGATGACCAAGTATGACCGAGAGACAGCTTGAGTTAATTAAGAAAATTCAGGAGCTTCAGATGGCTATTGAGAGGCGCATGGATGATGCGCTTCCTAAAGTGTTTGAAAAGCTATCCAATCAGGTGATTGACCTAGCTGGCAATCTCAGTCTGGATGCAAGTGATAGGGCGAAGTCATTAAAGGAGATGATTAAGCTCAAGAAGGACATCTCAGATACGATTGTTAATAATAGCCTGTACCAGGCACAAGTAGCTGAAGTGGTTGCAGGCTTTGACCAGCTTGCCAAGCTATCAAATGATTATATCAGCATTATCATTGATGACTTTAAGCCAAAGACTGAACTCTATAAGGCAATCCTGGAGACAAATATTGCAACTACCAAGGATGCACTCTTAGGAGCAGGCATCAGAAATAACTTTGGCACAGCAATTCAGGAAGTGCTAAAGGACAACATTGCAGGCATTGGCACAAGGTCTGAGCTGAATAAGACTCTCAGGAAGTTCATTGAAGGCACAGACACTGAGAAAGCATTTTTAGAGCGATACATCAAGCAGACTACCAATGACTCAGTGATGACATTCAATGCTGAGTACATTCAGACCATAGCCGAGGATTTAGATGTAGAGTATTATTTATACCAAGGCACATTAATTCAGGACTCAAGGCCATTCTGTGTTGCCCGGGCAGGAAGATTCTTCACCAAGGAAGAAGTCCAGAAATGGCCTAATCTTAAAGGCTGGCAAGGGCGCATGGCTGGAACTAACAGCACTACTATATTCAGCTATCGTGGAGGCTACAACTGCCGCCATCAGCTCTGGCCTGTTGCTAAAGAGCAGTATGAGTCAGCCAAGGAGAAAGGCAGAACAGGCCTAAGATAACTTCTCCAGGTAGGCAGTCAGTAAGCTGATTGGCTTGAGGAACTTCTGCTCCACAACTAACCTCTTA